CTATGGTCGTAAGTTTACTTTAGAACACGTAGAGTGGGCAATGAAAAAAGAAGGTTGGACAGATGGCAATACCTGAGCGAGTCAAGAATAAAATGAAAGAGGAAGGACTCAAGGGTGTAAACAAACCTAAGAGGACACCTAGTCACCCTAAGAAGTCTCACTGTGTGATGGCTAAAGAAGGGGACACGTATAAGTTTATTCGCTTTGGACAACAGGGTGTAAGTGGTGCAGGTAAGAATCCTAAGACTGCTAAAGACAAAGCTCGTAAGAAGAGTTACTATGCTAGACATAATGCTCAAGGTAAACCGACTAGTAAGCTAAGTGCTAAGTACTGGTCACACAAAGTTAAATGGTAATAGGAAAAATATAAATGTATTCTACTGGTAAATTTAAAACATGTAAGGGCTGTACTACACCAGCTAACTGTTCTGCCACAGGTAAGTGTCAAGACGCAGGTAAGTAATGGCTAATCTAAACAACGCCAAGTTTCACACACAAGGTTATCTTGTATCCGCTACTGCTGCAGATGCAAGTGCTACTGTGTTGTACACATGCCCTAATAACTTCAGTGCTATAGTACGATACCTACACTTGAGTAATAATAGTAACTCAACTAAAAAGGTATACGTACAATTCTATCACAAAGAAGATAATGCATATCATTATATAGCTAATGGATTAAGTATGGCAGGTCACTCTGTAGATAACTTAGTTAATGGTGGTTACTTTAACTTACATGCTGGTGATAAGCTATTAGCATATGGTGAGACTACTAACACAATTGATGTAATGGTTTCATTAGAAGAATACTATGACCCTGCTAGGAATGCATAACGGGGTTGCATTATTATCTGTATTATGATATAACTAAGTATGGTATAACTATCTCTGTAAGGTAAACAAGCCTTACTAACATAACGGAGATAGTTAAAATGTTTAAAAGATTATTCAAGCGCATAGAGCGTAGCAGACAAGCAAGTGCCGACTTATGGTTACTAAATAATATGTCTGATAAAGATTTGAGAGATATAGGTATTACTCGTGGCGAAATCGAAAGCAAAGTCAAAGGTAAATGAGGCAGGAAATTATACTAAGCCTACTATGCGGAAGCGTTTGTTTGAACGTATTAAACGGGGAACTAAGGGGGGCAAGGCCAATCAATGGTCCGCACGTAAAGCACAGATGCTCGCTAAAGCCTATAAAGCTGCAGGTGGGGGCTATAAATAATGGCCCTTTCCAAATCACAAAAGAGTCTTAATAAATGGACTCGTCAAAAGTGGGGGACTAAAAGTGGAAAACCTTCGACTCAAGGTAGTAAAGCTACAGGGGAACGTTATTTACCTGCTGCAGCTCTTAAAGCGATGTCTAGTTCGCAGTACGCAGCTACTACTGCAAAAAAGCGTAAAGATACTAAAGCTGGTAAACAGTTTTCTAAACAGCCTAAAGGCGCTGCTAAAACTTCTAAAAGGTATAGGAAAGTCTAAGAATGACTAGCTTTGAAGAAGTAGATGTAGACAACAATGGTTCTATAGATAAGACTGAGTGGGATGCTTTAGCACTAGAAGATCGTAGACGTAGACTCGATGATGAAGATGCTCAGAGAGATGCACAAAGACGTATGGCATGGTTCTGCTTAGTTGGTATGCTTGCATATCCATTCCTAGTATTGCTATGTACTATTGTAGGTGCTCATCAAGCTGCTGACATCATTGGCTCTATGGCCTCTATATATTTCTTATCTGTAGCTGGTATAGTTGGTGTATTCTTCGGAGTAACTAACATGAGCAAGAAAGAAGTGAAAGGTAACAACGGATAATGTTAGGACTAAACTTAATAGGTCAAGTAGCTAATCTTGCTGGTACTATGATTGAAGGCAAGACTGCTGTAAAGAAAGCAGAAGCTGAAACAAAAATGAAGATAGCCACAGGTGAAATAGACTGGGATATCGAAGCAATGAAAGCTACGCAGAATAGCTGGAAAGATGAGTGGATTACTCTTCTATTTTCTATACCATTAATCCTAGCCTTTTGTGGGCAATGGGGTAATGATATAGTACATGCAGGGTTTGAAGCCTTGGAAATTATGCCTGATTGGTATCAGTACTCGTTAGGTGGAATCGTGAGTGCCAGCATTGGTATGCGTGGCGTAAGTAAATTTTTTGGAAAGAAATAATATTATGAAAAATACAGAACCTGCATGGTTAAAAGCTATGAAAAAAGAAGCAGACAAATTAGGTATACCTCTTAGAGAGCTTCTAACACAGAACATAAAAAAAGCACCAGCTAAAAAGAAAACACCTGCCGCTGGTAAAAAGAAAACAGTGATGGCCGCTAAAGGTGGTTACATGACTAAGAAAAAGAAGAAGTAGTATGGCAGCTCCATTAATATATGCGGCTGGAGCTGTAGTAGCAAAGTATATTGCACAAAAAGGTGTAGCAGCTGCGGCAAAGAAGTTTACTAAAAGAGCAGTAGCGCAGGGTCAAAAGCATATTAAAGACTTAAAAACTAAACCTACTGCTGGGCAATCTAAAGTTGAAAAAGCTACTAGGGGACAACGTGCTTCTCGTAAGTCTCAACGTATTGGTTTTGGTGTAGGTGCGGTTACTGTTGGTGGCTCAAGTGCTCTGATAGGCAAAGGTGCTGGTATATCTAGCCAGAAAACAAAACTAAAAGAACTACGTAAAAAACTAAAAGAACAGAAGAATGCTACAAATCGTGCTAAGGTACAAGCACAGATAGAAAAAATGGTAGCACAAGAAGCTGAATCTAAAAAATTAGGTAATACATCTACAAAACCTAAAGCTCGTCCATTGGGCATAACTTCTGCTAAACCTAAACTACGTAAAAAAAAGTAGGGTATAATGAAGAGTAACTTCAATGAATGTTTAGAAATGCTACTGGAACACGAGGGTGGTTACGTCAATCATCCTAGTGACCCCGGTGGTATGACTAATCTTGGTGTAACTAAACGTGTATATGATGAATGGATTGGTCGTGAGTCTACTGAAGAAGAGATGCGTGACCTAACACCAGATGATGTTGGTCCTATCTACAAGAAGAACTATTGGGATAGAGTCAAGGGTGATCAACTTCCATCGGGAGTAGATTGGTGTGCATTTGATTGGGCTGTTAATAGTGGTAGTGGTAGACCTGCTAAAGCTATACAACGTGCAGTAGGTGCTACAGCAGATGGTGCTATTGGTCCTAAGACACTACAACTTGTTATGGAGAAAGACCCTAAGTATATTATTGATTATGTATATACAGTAAGACAAGGGTTCTATGAAGGATTAGATACGTACAAAACATTTGGACGTGGTTGGTCTAGGCGTAACAAAGAAACGCTTGAACAAGCATTACACATGGTGGAATAATAATATGGCACGTGAGCTAACAGATAGACAAAAGAAGTTCTTAGCAGTCCTTATGGATGAAGCTGGTGGAGATATTACCAGTGCTAAGATCATTGCAGGTTATTCAGCCAATACTTCTAACACAGAAATAACTAATAGCCTCAAAGAAGAAATCATTGACGTTACTCACAGCTACTTAGCACGTAATGTACCTAAAGCGGCTATGGCTATGGTAGGTGCACTATACGATCCTACTGAGTTAGGTATACGTGATAAGATGACTGCAGCAAAAGAACTACTTGATCGTACTGGCTTAGTTAAAACTGAGAAGATGCAGGTAGAAGCTAAGGGTGGTGTCATGTTGATGCCAGCTAAAAAAGCACAGGAAGATAATGACTAAACCATTAGGTAAATGGAAATTACCACAACCGACAGACCTTAAAGAAAATAGTAGATGGGTAGCAATCCCACGTGTAGCAAGAACGATTCCCTTTGGCTATGAATTAGACCCAAAAGATAAAGGAATACTCTTGCCAATTAGTGCAGAACTTGATATGCTTGAGCAAGCACAGAAATACTTAAAACAGTATTCATATCGAGAAGTTGCTAACTGGTTGACTAGAAATACTGGTAGAACTATTTCTCATGTAGGTTTAAAGAAACGGTTAGATAATGAGCGACAAAGAAAAAACAAAGCTGGAAGCCTTCGCAGATGGGCAG